CTGTTTTCTTATCATTGGTTTCATTGCTGAATGGGTCTTCACTAAGGCCACTAATCCAACAACCAATTAATCTCCACTTTCTAATAACGTCATCATAGTCAGGAGAGTATTCATATAAATAACAATCATGTTTATAGTTATTCATTCTATGAACTTTTTCAGTTCTAACATCATAAGCTTGTGCTTGCCAAGCCAATAAAACTGATTTTGTTCTAGCACCCATAAAGTCATTTAAGACTAATTGATGATTATCAAAGGTTGGAACACCAGCAACATGCATAGTGTTGTTGCCTCTCTTAACATCAATGACACCAAGAGTGAAATGTGGAACTGAAGAACTAACAACAGAAACTCTTAATGTTTCTTGACCATTTGTGATGTAATTGCTTTCTTCTGTTAAGCCACTTTCTTTAACGCCCGCTCTTAAAATTCTATCAATATCTGTAACAACAAATTCAAAGTTATTACTTCTTGCAGGTTCATAAAGTTGTGGATTATCAGCAAGATGATATGTACCCATATTTTCTGGCATATTGTATCTCTCCTTTTAACTATTCAGTAACTGAAATTTCATCAGTTAATTCAATTGTGATATCAAAGTCTTCAACAGCTTCAATTGGAATCAAAGAAATTTTAGCACAAAGTCTTGCTTTCTTATTAGTAGGAATTCTGCTAATCTTATAATCTAAAATACCATTACCTGTTGACATTCTATCTAATGTTGGAAGAATGTAAGAGGTGAAGTTTGTCCAAAGAATTTCACTATTTTGTTCAAATGTATATTTATTTGCAGCATTGAAGGCCACTTTAGCAACTTCAGTAGAAAGAATTCTGCAATTTAAGAAGGAAGTCGCTTTTGTAACACCAGCACCAGATGTATCAGCTTCATTATCTCTCAATGTTCTATTACCCCAAATGAGATGACCAAATGGTCTTCTATAAGCAATTGGATTGATAGCCACACCAACATTATCGCCTGCATCATCTAAGGCAACTTCGGCATTTTTACTTCTTGCTTGGAGCATTTCAATATCAGAACTATTATATTCTTTAGCAACGGCAACTAATTCAGGAATAATACCTCTGAAAGAACCAGCAACAGCATACCACATTGGATTTTCTTTAACACTTCTTGCAAAGGCACATAAGTAACCAAATGATGCAGGAAGATTTTCAATTTTTTCAATAGCAGCATCGCTCATGCTATTAAGGTTACCTGTCCATGTTGGAGCAAAGGCAGCTGCAAATGTAGATGGTTCTTTTGTTGAGGTAAGGTTTAATGCTTTAGCACTTGTATTAATAGTTTCAATAGCAGTTCTATATTCACTAACAGCATTATTTTCAGTGGCAATATCAATTAAAGCAACAGCATCACATCTTGTAGCAGCGCATTTAATCATTTTAACACCGTCTTGAATACCTTGGAAAAATTGACCTGTAGTTAAGAATCTGACATTATATAAGTTTTTATCAGTTAAAATATCCCAATTAATAACTGCATCACTTGTTTCACTATCAGCAACCACACCTTCATATAAAACATGCATACCAAGAGTTAATAAATGATAAGCCATTTTAGCACTTAATCCTTCTGCATAAGTACCATCATCTACTGCTTTCTTAAAAAGTGAAGCATTTGTAAATAAAACAGGGGCAACTGCTTTATCAGCAGGACCTGGAATATAAACAACATTTGGAGTTTCAGTTGAACTCACTCTGCCAGTATTATCAATTTCTGTAATTCTAATTTTTGGCATTTTTCTTTCTCCTTAATTAAACTTGTATATATCTAATTGTTTAAATATAATTTATCATTAAATTTAGCAATTAAATTTATTTCTCTAATATATCATATGTCTCTAGCACTTCTGTAGGATTATTCTTCACTTCTACTTGAACACTAGAGATGACAAGATTATCTTTTACTGGTGCACTGAACAGATAAGCATTGTCAATTGTGAGATGCATTGTATATCTTGTAAATTGTCCAGGAACTAATCTCTCTGGAATATCACTATTGTCTTCAACATCTTCTTCAAGATACACTGTAGATTCATGTAGAATCTTACAATCATTGTATGGAATTTCAATAGTGACATTTGGATAGTTAACGAAGTTGAACACAAAATTTCTCATGTATTCATCTGCTTCAGCCATGTGAGCAGTATAGATATCAAGTTGATAATCTAACTTCATTGGAATGGCATTTAATTTAATCATTGACTTCATTGGTACAAAGTTACCATCTTTATCATATGCTTTAATTTTCATGCCATCATAACTTAATGGTTGTTTATTCCTATTCAACACATTAATTCTTGTTTTTCTAGATAATGCTATAAGAGGTAATTGGATTGGCCTATCATTTGCCTCATCAGCTTTCATCTTGAATAGTCTTGTTGTTTCTTCTGGTTTTAACACATGAATTTTATTGTCTTTAATCCAGTTTTGAAGTTTGTTAGCAAGTGCTTCATCATAGAATCTTACAGCCATCTATCTACCTCCTTTCATAATGTATAATTTGTATAATTCATTTATATGAGATTTAATATACTTAAATGCTCTATCTATAATATGTAAACCTTTAACTCTAAGATTACCATATTCAATTAATTTAAGAAGTGATATAATTTTCTCTTGACTTTTTTCATCATAAGTGTTATTATTAATACTTACTGTCCAGGTGTTATTATATTTATTGATTGAAAATGACATCTCTTTTAATATTGTCATAACATCAATCTTATACTTATCTTTAAGAAATTCATTTATTCTTGTTAGATTACTTTCACTTGCAAATGAATGTATTTTAACTATCAATGCTTTAATAACATAATCTTGAATAAACTTTTCACTAAATTGACCTTCTAGATATAATGTCATAGAACACCTAATTCTTTAATAACATCTGAAACAATTTCAGAGATATCATCAGCACTTAAATCTTTATACTTTGAATTAATAGTATTCTTTAATGCTTTTTTAAAGTCAGTATAGGAATCACCAGATTGAGTTTCCTTTTTAGCAGATTTTTTACTATTTAAATCGGAATTAATTGAACCTGCAGCTAATAATTTTTGAAGAGTTGCTTCTGAATTAATTTTTCCATCTTGACCATTTACATAGAAGATATTATTAAGAAAACTTGCCCAATCTTCATCAGATAATTGATTACCACCAATTTGACTCAACACTTTATCAGCAACTTGATTAATAGCATTTGTCAAATCAAGATTTCTAATTTCTTGCCAATTCATTCTCTTTAAATTGTTAGGTTCTCTTAACCAATTCCAATATTCAACCATTTTGTCAACATTTTGAAATGTATATAATTCAGGGTTAAAATGTATATTATTTAATTCATTTCTACCTTTACCCATTAAATCTTCTTTAGTAATTTCATCATTGGCATAAAGATTATTTAAATCAATCATGTTATTTCTTGTAAGAGAAGCATTAGGATTTTTATTATAAAACGCAGGTAAGAAGTTTAAGAATGGATTAATAATTTCTTTAAGACCTAACTCGGTACATAATTTAATTAATACATCTTTATATGGTTCAATGTTTTCCATACTAACATTTCCCCATTTATTATCTGTTGCCATTGATTGTCTTAAAAATATTTCAACTAAAGAATTTTCTTCTTCTGGTGTTGTTGCATATTTTTGTGCTTCAGATAACTTTGAAAAATTAATTTCACTATTGCCATCAGGATTCTTTACAAGAAGAATCTCTTTCATTTTTTCATTTAACTTATTAAATAGTTCTTGAATTTCATTATCCATATTACTTCTCCTCATCATTTAATAAATTAAAGTCATTTTGTACATGTGAGAATTGACTATCTTCAAAAGTACTTTCATACACAGGGGCAATTTTACAAGTAACATATGCAGGAGTTACTGCAATAGTACTCATATCTTCAACCATAAATAATCTTCCTTTTGCATCATCAAGACCACTAGGAACAATAAATAAAGCACCTCTTTGTAATCCTTTTAACTCATATGGTACTTGAATCAATGAAGCACTTTCATCAAGTTCAGCATTCCACCCCATTTTCTTCATAGTATATTGATTTGGATGTTCAACAAAAATACAACCAACTTGTTCAGGTGGATTGTAGAATGAATCCAATTCTCCATATCCATTATAGCGTTTACTACCTTGTTTTGGAGACCTATAGATAACATTAATACCTATAAGTTTGACCATTTGTTCAAAATAGAATCTTTGAAGTTTTAGATTATTCTGATTTAGTAAAATGCCTGTATCTTTTTGTTCCATTATTTAATTTTAACTTTACCTTTAAC